TTATATGATTACAAAAAACATGAATACCTTAACTGTTCAGAAGATGCATTCTGATGCTATGTTACCGACACGGGGCACAGAACTTTCGGCGGGCTATGATCTCTATGCCTGCTCGGACTGCGTGGTCCACGAGGGCAAGCGATTCGTGGTTCCCACTGGGATTCGCGTCAAGATTCCTGAGGGGTGCTACGGACGCATCGCCAGTCGCTCGGGTCTGACCGTAAAGCACGGCATCGAGGTGGGTGCAGGTGTCATCGATCGGGACTACGAGGGCGAACTTCGGGTCGTTCTGTTCAACCACGGGAACCGACCGTTTCACATCAAGCAAGGGTATCGCATCGCTCAGTTGATCATGGAACGCTACGAGCATTGTGACCTTGTTGAAGACCCGGAGCTGTATCCACAAATTCCCATTCAGGATCCTCCGGTGGCTCCCGATGCTTCAGAATTACCAGACCCTCAGTTAGCAGCCAGGGGCGTAGCGGGCTTCGGTTCCACCGGGGTTTAAACAAAAAACACTATATTAGTTAAATGACGTTCTTTCCTGCTCTTTATGGCAAAGATGCTAAGGGAAAGACTCGCATTTGGCAAGTCGAGGTCGTCAACGGAATGATTAGACGAACCACAGGTCTTATCGAGGGTAAGAGATCTGTGACGGAACGCCCTCCCGATGCCAAACGCAAGACTCCGATCGAAGAGCAGGCCGCACAGATGTGGCGAAAACAGGTCAAGTTGGGGTACATGGACAACATTCAACTGAGGTCCGAAGTCGTGCTCAGACCCATGCTGCTCTATTCGTTCAGTGAGAGGTCCTATGGGATCGACGGGGACATTCGCTTCCAGCCCAAGTTGGATGGTGTCAGGATGCTCGCCGGCTTCTCGGGTGGAGGTCTCTTGCTCCAGTCCAGAAATGAACAGAGAATTGAACACCTTACTCACTTGGAGAAGGCATTGGAAGGAAAGTTGAAGGAGGGTGAGTTCTTGGATGGCGAACTCTTTTGCAAGGACATGGATTTCGAACAGATCACCAGTGCTGCTCGAGGTTCCGAAAGTCCCTACGCACCCAAGCTGGAGTTTCACTGCTTCGACTATTTTCGTCTTCATCAACTGGACATGCCCTTCATGGAACGATACGAGAGACTCAAGGAAATCATCAAGAGCATCAAACATCCTATGATCAAGATTGTTCCGGCCTATCAAGGAACAGCCAAGGACGCCGACAGGTATCACGACAAGTTTGTCGCCGAGGGTCACGAGGGCGTGGTGGTGCGCGTGGCCGAAAGTCCCTACTTGCTTAACAAACGTTCATCCCAGTGCATCAAATACAAAAAGATGATGACCGAAGAGTTCGAGATTGTGGGCGCCGAAGAGGCAGAAGGCAAGGACCGCGGGACACCCATCTGGATCTGCGAAACCAAGGATGGTGACACATTCAAGGCTCGACCCAAGGGAACCATGGAGAGCAGAAGGGAGATGTGGAAGAACCGAGGCAAGTTGATGGGCAAAATGCTCACCGTGCAGTTCCAGGGATTCACTCAAGACGGCGTGCCCCGCTTCCCCGTGGCACTCGCCGTAAGAAATTATGAGTAAAGAATATAATGATAATAATACATGTAGGTTCTTATAAAAATTACCATAAATGTAGACTCCCCGAATCAATAAATTGTCCTATGTCAGAATTCAATAGAATTGATGATATTTTACGAATATCTGACATTGGTTACGAAGATATCGAAAAATGCGGAAAGGGTATTTTTACTGGTTCTGGGCTAAAATTTCCAGGATTTGATCACCCCATTATGCTTTACGTGGAGGATAAAGATTCTCTTGTTGCAAACATAGCAAAAGTTTACATGAACAAATTTGGTTTTAAAAATATTTGCGTGTTAGAAGAAGGTTTAGAAAGCTGGAAAGAAAGAGACAACCCAACACTGTCTGGTTGTTAATTAGAGAAAACACTAGTCAATATAGTAAATGTCGGAAATCCGTGTTGAGAAACATGGGTTCGTACGTCTTGTCGATACAATGCCGAGGGAGGATCTTGACCATGCCATAGTGCAGGCCGCCCGAGTGTCGTATGGAGAAGGCACCAAGAGCGTCCGGAGCGACCGCGGACTGATCCGTTACCTGCTCCGTCACGCCCACACGACCCCCTTTGAGATGGTGGACTTCAAGTTTCACATCAAGATGCCCATCTTTCTGGCTCGGCAGCACATGCGTCACCGGACGGCCAGCATCAACGAGATTTCGGGTAGGTATTCGCAGCTGCCCGAGGAGTTTCACATTCCTGCCGAGTTCCGTGGTCAGTCCAAGGTGAACCACCAGGGTTCGGAGGGCGTTCTTGACAGTCCAGAGTCCATGGTGCTCCTAAGGGACCAGAAGGCGTCGTGCGAACAGGCCTTTGAAGTCTACCAGCGTCTGCTCGACCACGGGGTTGCCCGAGAGACCGCCAGGGAGCATCTGCCCCTGTCGACCTACACCGAGTTCTACTGGAAGATAAACTTACACAATCTTCTTCACTATCTGCGTCTCAGAATGGACAGTCATGCCCAACCGGAGATCCAGTTGTACGCCAAGGCGATGTGGGACCTCGTCAAGCCACTGGTTCCAGCGGTCGCCGAAGCCTACGAGGACTACATTCTTGGGTCCGTGACCCTTTCTAAATTGGACCTCGTGAAAATAAAGCAAAATCTTCTTGATGGGAAGCATGAACCCTATCCTTCACAGAGTGAGGAACAAGAGTTTTCAGAGAAGCTCCGCGTTCTTGGGATCGCCTAGACTTGTTCGGTGGTTTGTATCGCTCACCCGGTTCAAGTTTCCTAGGTTCATAGGTTTTGGGTGGAGGGATGACCAGTTTTGGTTTTGATTCTTTAGGGACCACAACCTGCTCTTCTGTCTCCTTTTCTTGTGAAGATGCAGAAATGATTGTCTGAATCCTTTTCCATGTCTCCTCGTCAAGTTCTCCACCGCCCAGTTCATCTTCGCGGAACCCGTAAGAAAGGTAGATCACCAAGCGTTCTTCAAATGTCTTTCCTTCGAGTTCTCCAATGAGTTGTTGACACTGTTTGTTTGTAATGACGTGATGTTTGTGAAGAGTCATGCCACACCCTTCCACTGGACAGGGTGGATAGTAGCGTCGTGGATTGGTTTCACAACGCTTGTGACATATTTCATCTACGTCACTCAGATAGACATCAAGTTTATCAAGTATAATTTTATTACATATTGAACATTTTGTGAACGGGATGAGGTTGAGACGACACTTGTGATGAACGTGATGACCACAACGTACAGTTGCTTTGCAGACGAACGAAATGTCTTCACCACAGATGCTACACATTCTAAGTATCCTCCAGGTCTTTTCTTTAACGCTTCATCACGTGACCACATATCCTACAGGTGATAAATAAAGTCATCGGCTCGTCTGCAGATCTCGTCTGCTTCTCCACGTAGGTGGTCTTCATGGACTTGCACTTGCCACACTTGAACATGCCGTCATCGTATTCCTCGGGCTTCTTCTCGACCACTTCCTTCTTGGGCTCCTGGTACCAAAGGTCCCATATCTCCTTGGTGTCGAATGTGTTGGGCTTGAGTTCTCCACTCTTGATCCTGTCTAAAAACATGGATTTGTCGTTGTTGCGAATCGCATAGATCAGTGATCGCATTCGACCTGCGTAGAGACGTTTGAACTCTGGATTTTTCCAGTTCGCTCGTGTGTCGTTCTCGCTGATGACCATGACGTTTTTGAAAGGCTTTGGCACTTCAATCATGTAGTCGCTCAGGTTCGACGAAATGTGTTCCGAGATTTTGGCATGCTCGGTTTTGAGTTCGTCGTTCGCGTGTTTCTTATCCAGTAATGATGCTCTTTCTGTACGCGTCCAACACTCCTTGGAGTTGATGAAAATGTCCCGTCGTATCTGAATCAATTTGGTCATCACGTCCCTGCGAACTTGGGTGAGTTTCTCGCGTATCTTTTTCATCTTGTCAAGACGACGGGTGTTCAGAAGGTGTAAAAGTCTCTTGAGAATGCGTTTCCTCTTGGTGATGTCAGGAAGGTCGAGGTATTCTTGTTCCTGGTTGATGAAAATCTTGGGCTTGAAGGAAGGTCGGCGAATGAAGTAGCGTTCCAGTTTTTGGTTGATCATCACAAGACCCTTCATCTCGTTTTCCATCTCTTCGATATCTTTCTTAACAGCCACAAGAAGACGATTGAGTTGTACCCGGACCAGAAGTCTCTTGCTGACCTTTTTGATGGGTGCCACAAATGTTTCACCAACCATCTGGTTCTCGATGGTTAAAAGGCGTTCCTGTTTCTCCACTAACGGAGTCTTGCGCTTGACCAGTCCACTGTCAGTGACGTCGAATATGTAGTTCCTTTTGGCGAGATATTCCATCCAGACCTTTAGGTTGAACTTTTGTACCTCCCTTTGGTTTTCGGTCTCGTCCCCAGGTTTCATTTGTTTGATGCTCCAGTTCTTGGCACCTTTGCTGAGGTGGGTTGCCAGCGTGCCTGCCTTGGCTTCACTCACCAGCCCCGAGGACACGAGCGCGTTCGTCGCGAGTGCGATGGACTTGGCCTCCATTTTGTTCCAATGCCCAAATGGGTACTGTTGTTCTTCCTGAATAATTATTTCAACTTCTTCACCTGGAGGGCTTGAGAGTTCCTATTTCGTTTTACATCGTTAGGATCCTGACCTGGTTTGGTAGCGCCGCCCGCCTTTTTGTAGGTCTTCTGGTGGAGGTTCCAGAATTGCTGTGAACCCACTCTGAAATTTTGATGGATCCTGGCCTTGTACCAGAAAACACAGTCCTCTATCCGGTTGGACTTGCTGGTGTTGTCCAAGACCAGGACCTCATAGTTTTCCGTGCACGCCGTCATCACCTGGTTGAACATATCGAAGTTTGGGAAAATTCCAAAAAACGCCTTGTACAACTTTTCCCTGTTCTGGATCACATTTTCTCGCGCGATGAACACGTAGTCCACATTGGCGCGAAGGTCTGGACTGAGGTCCATGCAGTACTGCATCGTCAACATGAAAAAGATTTTCCAGTGACGGCCGTTCATGAAACACTGGCGAATGCAGGCATCCTTCAAGAAACGCCGATCATACATACAGTCGTCCATCAGAATGAAGGCTCCGACGTCCCTGGACGTGAGATCCTTCTTCCCTGGTGGTGGCTTCATGTTTACCATCTTTCTCTGCCTTTCTATGACCCTCTCTATGATGTCCTTGTCGTATTCGCCGTAGATGAACAAGTCCGGGATGAACTGCTGATACCAGTGGTTGCCTTCCTCGGTCGCCGACATCACCACGCCCGCCGGGAGATGCTTTTTGTGATAGAGGATGTCCGTCACCAACGTCGATTTCCCTGTGCCACGCTTCCCTATGAATACACAAACCTTGTCATCTCCCATTGAAGCGGGATTGAATTTTTTGAGTTGAACGTTCATATCTATTAGTCGTATGTATTTTTTCAATTCTTTTTTTGACACATCATAATAGTATGCGGCTTGCCGTCACAGGATACCAAGACACCTTTTTGACTGGAGATCCACAATTGAGTTTCTATCAAAAGGTATTTACGAAGCGTGCTAGTTACACAACCGAGAATCTTCGCATGTCTTTTGATTCAGATATTAACTATGGAAGAACGTCAATATGCACAATAGACAATGATACGTGTGACATCATAACGGCTTTTATAGTGAACTTCACATTTCAAAATTCTCAAATTGTTCCACAAGATGCAGGACATGCCTTCATAGAGCGTGCAGAATTGGCAGTCGGTGGACAGACCATCGTAAGTCTGACAGGAGAATACATGGCCATCATGTCAGACCTCACTGACACACAGAGAACGCGCATCAGCAACGACGCCATCCTGAAACGCAGCGTGACGCCCACGAGTTATGGATCAACGGCCATCACGAATCAATTCTTGGTCGAACTGCCGTTCTTCGGAAAAGGATACCAAAATTCTTTTCCTTTACTGGCTCTGAATAGGCACACCATCGAAGTGAAGATTACACTTAGGACGCAAACGGAATTGGGAAACATCCCGGCGCCAGATGTCGTACTGGATCTACAGGCAGTCTATCTTAATGAAGAACATCGGCAGTTTTTCTTAGGTAAACAGTTGGATTATATCATAACACAAACACAACTTGCCAGAGTTACGCTGGGAGATCTCAATCAAATTCGTTTCAAAACATTATTCGAAAACCCAGTCAAAGAATTATTCTTGGTGGTGCAAAATGACTCGGGGACTGACGGATTATTTGATTATTCTTCACATATATCCACAAATTATT